CTTAATCTATATTCATCTTGTGCGACATTTCTATTAGGAATAGTGCCCGATACTAATTTAACACATTCTCTAAATGCGGTACGAAATGAATGTAAAGGAGTTGTATTAAAGGCATGTACATTGAGTACCATGTCTACTGTTTTAATTTTTCCCTTAAATGATGTAGAAAAATCCACAGCTTCTACATCGCTAAAAAATTTACGCTGGAATACTTTTATTCCTCCATGCCCGTATTCTAAATCATTTACAGGATTTCTAGCTCTAAAGATATAAATGTAATTAGGATCCTCAACACGTTTGTATACATCAAACAAGTTAAAATCTTCTAATAATATAGCATCAGCATCTAAGACCATAAACTGATCTGTAAGTGACAATTCAGCACAATATTTGTGTGATCCAGATATAGTTCGATGAGTTACTATTTTTCGCAGGTCTTTGATCTTAGCATGTGCTAAGTCATAATTTTGATCTATAAATGGATCATCAAATGCTAGAAAGAACTTTTCCATATCGGGCTCTTGTTATAATACGTTTGGCCAAGTGCTATAGACTCAGCATACAGATCTATAATATATTGGCTTTGATCTTTATCAAAATACGCCCAATTAAAACCTAGTTCAGCTTTTAATATACTTCCTAGTTTTTTAATTTCTTCTATACATGCCGCTTCATCGTTTTCAAAGTTAATAGCGGTGGTATTGTAGATTTCTCTCAGTTTTTCAAAATCTCTAACATCAACATAATTCCAATCTGTACAATATGTCATATAGCTACCTTGTCTCGCTCCTAGGATAGCATAGATACCATTCTTGACATGGCTTCCTACTGAACTCCATATTCTCAGTCTATGTATATTATGCCAGTAGATATCCGACTTTAAATTTTCTTTATCTACTTTAACACCTTTTAGAGTTAACATTTTTACGCCTTCACGAAATCCTGCTCTCCATGCTTGGTATGGAGTTTGATTTATTATAGTTTCGCTAAATACCGCAGGAAAATTCATATAGCCTGTTTCCCAACAAAAGTCAACTTGTGAAGAATCAGAATCTGCTGCTTCGTGTGTTTTCATATTTTCTATGAAAGATTTTTTCCAAACCTTGATACCACCGTTGCCATATGTTAGATTATTAACTATGTTTTTCCCGCACCAACTGTACACTTCGACTCCAGGCATTTCAGTAATTTCAATTTCTAAAAATCCTGGATCAATTTGATTATCACCGTCTACGGTAATAACCCAGTCAGTTGATGCTAGTTCTGCTGCTGCTTTATGTGCGTTATCAGAACCTTTCACGCCATGAACACGTTGAGCCCATGGTGCTTTATTCGAAAGATCAGCCCAATTGATCTCTGCGTTTGGCTCATCATACGATATAAAGATAATATCTTGATCTGCTATTTTCATTTAATCACATATACTGCTGTATTGAAGATTCTTCTATAAAAGAAGCTAAAATCATTCTGAAATAATTTTGTAGAGTCAATATCAGTGATAGAAAATTCCATAGAAGAGTTTTCATCAAACTGATCAAAGTTACAATTAAATGTTTGATAGTGAGTATTAATATCGTTTTTATCAGTTAGATAGATATCAAAACTATTCTTAGAAGGATCAGTTACAGGCGGCCCGTTATATGTTACAATCATTCTAGGACTATGATCTCTAGTAAACACAGTAATTACCAAATCACTAATAATATCGTTAGTCTTTGGTGAGAAAGGAATCATAGTAAACTTGTTATAAGACTCATCATCTTCTGCTACTATATCGTCAACACAATAGATTTTTAAATCTTTGCTTTCAGTATTAATCTTGTATCTGTGTATCGTCTTAATACCTTTCATAATGTCATCAAATATTTGATCATAATCTGAAGGTACTGTAAATTGTTCTACGGTAGGATCACTGATAGTCTCTAGTGTATTTCTAGCACACATGATAATATCACCTGTAGATTTTCTTGCGTTTATAATATATGTCATTTTTTAAAATTCTCCATCATTAAGTTTTGGTAGTTAAGCATCATTTCAAACATATTAAGATCTTTCTGTGCGTAATGTACTATGTCAGTCTGCGCAAATGTTCCTATCTTAAAATTATTCTTTTTGTCAAAATGATAGCCTACTTCAGAACCAGTATTCTTTACTTGTCTTTTGAAACCTTGTATTGCTGGTTTCATATGTACGAATCTAGGAAATTCTAATTCGTAAGATATGTCATCTTCTATATCTAGAATCTTAGCCGCCAAAGCAAATGCTTCGTCTGTTCCAAGAACTTTAGGTACATCTTTATCCAAATAAAGATTTTTAAATTCTGTAGGGTTCTCTATTATATATCTTCCTAGATTAAAGAAGTTTTCTACAGTTAACGATTGCTTATCAAACCAAGTGTAAGCTGAATACAAGTTAGGTAAATCGTTAGCTGTAAAGGTTTTTCTATAGAAATCTGATTCTATAAGTTCTCCTCTAAACGTGTAAGCCTTTGATGCTATATACAATTCACAGTTATTTTTAAAATAATCTATCCAATGGCTGTAATCTCTAGTGAACAACATATCAGCATCTAAGCATACAGTGTATCTCCACGGACTTAACTGATCCATCCAAGATCTGCCATCCCAGTGTTGTTTTTCATTCCAGAAAATCACACGATCGATAACTGGAGTTGCTTTTAGTAGGGTTAATGTTTCTTCATCATCAGTTACTACAGCTACTTTATCGTACCCTGATTTTTGTGTACGCTTGATAGATAATGCCAATAAGTATGCCATCTGATGATAGAGATGTTGACTATTTTTGTCTTTGGAAATAACTATAAGATACCCAAAATCTCTCATAATGCTAGTATTCCTGTTTCGAATTTTAAAATATCGGTCTTATTCATTATATGAAGATTAATTCCTGATACTTTGACTACTCCTTTAACACCATCTGCGTCTACAGAAAAGAACATCGATCCATCTACTTCTAATAATTGATCTTTAGATGATGCCCATAACATTGGCGGAAGAAAGTTTTCTGACTGTTGGAATCCGTTGACTATGTGATTAGATACAGAAAACGCTATATCATTCCTAAAATGTCTCATAGGAAATTCGTAAATCTCTGAAATATATCGATATTCATTTCGAACATAAGTTACTGTGTCAAAGATTAACTTAGTATAGTTGTTCTTTGTGAACATAACAGCCGTAGCCCAACTTAATTTTAAAGACTTATCCGATACTCGCTGTTCATCTGTTCCTAATTCTAGTGAAGATAAGTTAATCATCGATTCGCATATTAAAAAATCTTCATCAACATCCCAGTAATTTCCATATTGATTATTCATTATTAGCACATCAGAATCTATCAAAAGAGTTCGATCATACGGAGTTAGTTTCCAAGCATTTTGTCTAGTAGAATTTAAAAATAATTGCGTCTTATTTTCTAGATGCCTATAATGATTTTTGGGAGGAGCATCTATAACTATTACTTGCTCAAAGTCAGAGCAATCAGCTGTTGACGAATCTAAGCTCAACTGATCAGTGACCAAAGAAACCGGCACTGACATATTCTTTATGATCAACTTTGCTGATATTGTTGCTAGTCGCACATAATCGATATCACCGGTATTGTGTGCGAATATCAAAGCACCTTTTTTCATATCTTTGGTAGTGCCAATCTTATAGATTCTATTTTTCTTTTTTTAAGATCTTCGTATCCTGCTTGATAAAATCCTACAGCAGACCAATACTTGCTGACTATTTCTTTTTGGAATGCTAATAAATCTTTTACCACTATAGGAGTTTGATTAGAATCTAACAAGATAACATCTTCGATTCTTTTTTGATTTACTAAAGATTCAACAAATAGCAATAGATGTGTGTCTATTTTAAAGATGCCTCCGCCATGCCCGTGTGTAGTATCAGCAGAAAACTTCTCCCTTAGGTACTGTTTCTGTACCTTAATAGATAGCATTTTATTGGAAAAATCTATGGCTTGTTTTAGATTGTCATTCATAAGAAACCCCTAGCATGATACTTATGCTAAGGGTCTAGTTGAGAATGCTATTCTTGGTTAAGCTGACCAGGATTTAGTAAAGCTAACCTGAATCGGAGAAGACGTAAATGGCGTAGCATTTAAGTTGATACTGCTATATGAATAGTAGAATGTCAACGTAAATGTAAATCTAGAAGTCACATTTGGTGAGAATCCATTACTGTGTCCGTTGTAAAATTCAAACTGTATCTGTAACTTTTTATCAGATAACGCTCGATGCTTCATCGTAATCGTATTACTAGTATAGTTAGCTGTAGTAGAAGTAACTTGCGATACTTGGGTCAATCCAGCTAACGTAGCATCGTATGCTCCTTGAGCAGACCACTTAGAAGCATCAGTATATCCCATCGTTGCTTTATTATAAGCACCGTAGTTCATAGGAAACATCTTGTTATTTAGGTCCTGCCAATCTTGGTTTTCAGCTGCCGAGTTCGTTGGACCGTTACCTACCTGATCAACTACTGACGCAAAGTTAAAATAAGATCCTGTATTAAAATACTGTGTAAAGTCATAAGCTGTTGGCCATTCGATCGTAAAATCAACAAACATACTACCGTTCGTAAATGGGCTCGTTGATCCGTTTCTCTGCGGAGTTGTTGGGTATCCGTAAACTGTAGTTTCCTGGCATACAAATTTGTTAGTGTTAACCGCAGTCACAGTGTTGTAATATGGTAAGTATACCGAGTATTGTATCAGTGAATTTCTAGTAGGGATTGGTAGTGTAACCGCACTTGGAGCAGCACCGTAAACGTGCTTATATCCTAAAGCTAAATCGGCTCTAAGATTATTGAATTGATTAGCTGAAATAACATACTGAGATACACTTCCAGAGCCTGCCCATGTCACAAATCCTTGGCTTACCCTAGTATCAACGTTTAGCAGAGAAAATACTGTTGTGCTGATTATCTGATCAACTACAAAATAGTTTCCACTAATGATCGATGTAGACCAGGTTGGATTTGTAATTCCGTCAATATAAATCTTTTCTCCAGATACTAAATTGTGAGGTAAAGATGTGGTAATTTGTGCGGGATTTGTATTAGAAATATTAGTTATTGTTCTAACAAAAGGATACGGTAACGAAGCAAGACTAGCGTTCGGTACTCCATAACCTGAACCTTTAACATACACTCCAGGGGCCGATTGTTGTAACGGGCCAACTAATGTAT